TTGATCTTCCAACTCAGTTTAAGACTGGATCAAATCCTTTACCATGGACTCAGAAATGGATTAGTGGAGGGGATGTTCAGGTTGCGCCACAAGAAACACAGATTTCTTCTTACGTTTCCGGTGGAGTTGCTATGGATGTGAATAACGATACTTTGAAAACTCTTTCGCTATGACGTCGTAATAAATATATTAAATTAATAAAAGGATGTCGACGAATGCATAAAATCAAAAGCTTTCTTCAATTTATCAAAGAACAGAACAGAAACCCTATACTAAAATCAATTCATTTTGCAATGGGACGAAAACGCGGACAAAAACGCGGACAAGAACGCGGTAATTCCAGAATGCGTAACGAAGACGTTGGTTCTATACCAGAATCGATTGATTTCGGGATGCGTTATGAAGACGTTGGTTCTACGAAAAAAGGACCGAAGATAGAACCGGAGTGGCATAAAGGAATTACAAACTACAAGCTCGACCCGCCGAACCCGAACGACCCGGTCGCGACCCTCCCCTCAAGATCGCAAAAAGAATTCTCAGCTAGATTAATGGCAGCGAGGAAGGTGCCGCTGACGAATGAAGAAAAAGAACGTCTGAAAGAAAATACTTACCCAACACAGATTAGTCAAAGATTGATTGATGATGATAACTTACCTCCTGGGACCCCAGGTAAAGGCGTGCACGATCCTAAACTCCAAGAACGTATAGACGCTCTTGATAAAATTACCAACCGCCCTTTAGGTGCGAGCGCGCATTTATTTTCCGGACTTAGTTTTGATCCTAGAAAACACTTAAATAAAAATATATTTAGTTCTCCCGCGTTTATTTCAGCTACTACTCATCATGGGATAGCTAAAAGCTTTGCTACTGGTCATAATCCCGACGATGCCGATCCTGAAGATGGAGATTTTACTAAAAAGTCAGACGGTCCTCATGACGTGCATATTATGCACATACACGCCGCGCCGAACGATCCCGGAGTCGCGTTGGATACCCGCGTTTCAAAAGGGGAGGATGAGAACCGTGAATCTCGTTACCCAGAGGAAAACGAAGTTCTTATCCCGAGACGCGCAAAATTGAAATATTCTCATACAACAACACATGATGACAAAACGGAATTTGGAAAACCGTGCAAAATAAATGTTCATCATTTTACCGTTCATCATCCGGATTAGTCGTGCAATAAATACCAGAGTAACAGCAACGGGACTCCGGTATTGTGTGGCTATATAATGAGAAAGAAGTTGACGGTTCACAAATTTTAGGGTATAATAACTTTGTCCCAGTAGGGTTTGTTTATAGAATTACAAATTTGACTAATGATCGAAAATACATTGGCAAAAAACTACTGAAATTTACCAGAACAAAAACTATCAAAGGTAAAAAGAAAAAAGTTCTTATCGATAGTGATTGGAAAACGTATTTCGGTTCCAGTAATACGTTGACCAAAGATGTCGAGACGCTTGGAGAATCAAACTTCAAACGAGAAATATTAGTCTTTTGTAAATCGAGAGGAGAGTGCAATTATTTGGAAGCTCTTTTTCAGTTTCAAGAAAGAGTTTTAGAGCGAGACGATTATTACAACGACCAGATCCGTTGTCGAATTTATCGGTCTCACGTGAAGAAAAAGGAGAAACCTATTGAGAAAGCGTATAGTCGCTCTTCTGTGTCTGTTCGTATTAACTAGTTGCAATAATAATATCTTACAAGCTCAGGAGGCGTATCCGCCGCCAACTAAAAAATTACAACAAAGCGTAATAGTTTCGTGGTATAAACACGGTAGAGTTACAGCCAATGGTGAAAGATTCAATCCTAATGGATTGACGGTGGCGCATAAAAGCTTACCATTTGGCACTAAAGTAAGATTCACAAATCCAAACACCGGATCTTCTGTTGTTCTTAGAGTCAATGATCGAGGACCTTTTATAAAAGGTAGACAATTTGATTTGACTTTACGCGCTGCGAAAATCCTCGGATTTGTTGATGAAGGAGTATCAAAACTGAATGTTAAAATTTTTAACTGATAAATGGAGCTATATGATGCCAAGACCAAAGGGTTCGAAAAATAAGTCCGTATCGCAAGAACCGGTGGCGTTCGATTACGAAAACGAAGAACCGTCGCAGATTAATCAAGAAGTTACGGCGGCTTCTGACGCGGCTTATAAAGCGCAAGCGGAATACGATTTTGCTGCCGAAGAAGGGTTGCCGAGCGATCCTATAGAATTTTCTGATGAACGAGCGCTTCCGCCTAAAATTAACAACCAGTCATTGTATTTCATCGAAGGGAATATTAGGCTTGAACAAGTAGGTTCTGAACCAGTTTTTTCCGACCAGACTCGAATTGTTTGGGGGAATTCGTTGAACGAAGCTCTCAATAAATACGCTACATATTTCCACGGTATGTCTAATGCAAATCAGAGATATACTGTAGTCGAAGCAAGAGGAACGGAGGCGCTACGATAAAATGTTTGTTGAACTCTACACAAAACAAGGTTGTAGCGCATGCGCCGCGACCAAGATAATGCTGGAAACAAATAATATACCGTTCAAACAATTTATCTTTAATGAGGATTTTACGCGCGAATTCTTGATAGAGAAGTTTTCAAGCGCTAAAACGTTTCCGGTAGTGGTAGTAGACGGATACCATATCGGAGGCTACTTAGAAATGCGTAAGCTTTTGGAAAATAAAGCAGCTGACGCTAAATCTGACTCTAGAAAATTTCTAACGGAATAAAAAGCTTTACTTTTTCGCTGATATAAAGTATAATCACTTTGTGATAATAAATTGAAACATCAAAAAGGCAAACATAATATGTACCAGCGTGACGATATTCTGAAAGATCTTCGTTCTAATGTTATCGAAGTGCACTTCACGAAAGTTAACGGAGAATCTCGCGTTATGCGATGCACTCTATCGAAGCATATGCTTCCTGAAAGTTATCAAACTAGTTTAGATGAACAAACTCAGGAAAAGAAATTCCACAAAGAAAACCTAGATGTTATTGCTGCTTGGGATGTAGGTGTTGGCGGATGGCGTTCGTTTCGCGTAGATTCTGTTCAATACCTGCAAGTCCTTGACACATATTGATAGTGAAGATTAATGAAAAAAGTTGTACTGATCGAATCACTCTTATCTTATAGGTTACGATACTTTGTTGAGGCAGATTCCCTCGATGAAGCTCATGATTATTTTAATGCCAAAATCGGCGATGATAATTTTAAAGAAGCGTCCCAAGAAGACATGGGAGAATATATTTTCTCAAGTAGATTTGTTTCTCAAGAAGAAATTGAAACAATCGTATCCGAAAAAAGTCCATGGATGTTAAATAAAATCGATAATTTTATCAATAAAAAGGATAATTAAATGGAAGAACAAACATTTTGGGGCTATCACGCAATTGTAGACGCCGCTGGATGTGATCATACAGCGATCACGTCCCGCGATAATATCTACGCTTTCGCTAAACAATTGGTGCAAGATATTGACATGGTCGCGTATGGTGAACCGCAGATTGTAAATTTCGGTAGCGGGGATAAAGAGGGTTACACTTTGATTCAATTGATTGAAACTAGTAATATCAGCTGTCATTTCGTTAATGATTCTGACTCAATGTATCTGGATGTATTTTCTTGCAAGCCGTTCGAGTCAAAAACCGTCGAAGAATTGGTTGTGCAATATTTTGGCGCGAAGAGCCTTCGGACAGGGTTTATAAAACGGCAAGCAATTCTAGAGAATTGAATTAAATGGTAATCGGATTCACTTGCGGCGCGTTTGACCTGTTACACGCAGGTCACGTGATATTCCTAAAAGAATGCCGCCAGTTATGCGATCATCTTATGGTGGGGTTGCATACGGATCCTACTGTTGATCGTCCATATAAAAATAAACCAGCCCAATCGGTTTTTGAAAGATATCTTCAACTCAGCGGTTGTAAATACGTCAACGATATCGTACCCTACGAAACGGAACGCGACTTAGAAGATCTTTTAGGAGCTTTGAATATTCAGAAACGATTTCTTGGGTCTGATTACGCGGGATTGAGTTATTCTGGGGAATTTATTTGTAAATTTCGATCAATTGAAATTGTAATGATTCCGAGATTACACTCTTGGAGTTCAAGCGCATTAAGGGACAAAATCTAGAAATGAAAACTGCTATCGTAACCGGATCCTGTGGATACATAGGTTCCGTCCTCTGCAAAATGTTGATTGAAAACGAATATCAAACGGTTATAGGTATCGACAAAGGAGAACAGCGTCACCCTTACATGACGTTCTATCGTAATGATTTTGACAGCGATATTAAACATCTATTGGATTATTACCCAGAAGCGACGGTTTTTCATTTGGCGGCAAATAGTCTTCTCGGACCTTCGCATAACGACCCGTTGAGCTATTTTTCAAACAATACAGTCAAAACTTTGAATTTGATTAAACTTCTTAAACCAACTAATAGGTTGATTTTCGCTAGCACTGCAGCAGTATATGCTGAAACTGATGAAATTATCACAGAAAATAGTCGTCTAGCTCCTCCAAATAATTATGGACTAAGTAAATTATTCACTGAACAAATGCTGGATTCGTATTGTAAAATTGGCGGAATTACAGCTATCTCTTTTAGGTTCTTCAACGTCATCGGCGCTTATGGTGACGTCGGACAGAAAAGAGGGACTCCTCACGTTGTCAACAAATTATGTGAAGCGGCTTATGATAATTCCGAATTTCAAATTTACGGCAACGACTGGAACACAAGAGACGGTACTTGTATTCGAGATTACGTGAACGTTCAAGATATTTGCAGAGCCATGATACACGCGGGCGATCAAAACGTAATTCCGCAAACTGCCGACCATCTTAAATATAATCTAGGAACAATGACCGGCACTAGCGTAAAAGAATTGGTTGACGTTTTTCGTGGTCTTGTGAAAGACGTTGGTATTGAATACGTTGATCGTAGACCGGGCGATCCTGCTAAATTGATCGCCGATCCCGCTAAATTTATTAACGATACGAATTTTCAATATAAATTCAACAATAACGATTTACCAGAAATGGTATACGACGCGTGGCAATATTTCGAAAGTGAAGGTAAATACTAATGACTGGTTTTTTTTACACAGAGATGCAAAAGAAATCTAACGGCGGCACAGAACAATGTGCCCGAATGTTAGAGTCTATGTTACCTGAAGATCTTTTGAGCGATTTTCAAATTATACCATCGCGCGTGACGGAACTTCAGAATGATAAAATTAGAGTATACTGGGTCCATGATTTATCCGCCGACCCAGAAACCAATCACATCAAAGACGCGTCTAGTCGGGATAGATTTCAAAAGATTGTTTTTTGTGGCAATTGGCAATATAACGATTATCTATCAAAACTAAACATTCCAATCGATCAGAAACTGGCGGTGATTGATACTCCGATAGTCCCAATCAAATTTGAACCGAAATCAAAAGAAGAAATTAGATTAATCTACACTTCAACACCACAAAGAGGATTAGAAATCCTTGTTCCAGTCTTCGAAAAGCTATGCGAAAAGTATGACAATATCTATCTAGATGTGTTTTCTAGTTTTGCGATTTACGGTTGGACTGAAGCAGATTCTCGCTTTCAAGAATTATTTGATCGTTGTAAGAACCATCCAAAGATTGTGTATCACGGATTCGCAAGTAATGATACAGTTAGACAGGCTCAGCAGAAAGCTCATATTTTCGCGTATCCATCAATTTGGCAGGAATGTAACAGTAGAGCAATGATTGAAGCTATGAGCGCCGGTTGCGTTTGTGTTCATCCTAATCTTGCCGGTTTATCCGACACCGGAGGCAGTTTGACTACGATGTATCAATTCACTCAAGATAATAATGCACACGCCAATTATTTTTATCATGTACTAGATAGCGCTATTAGTAACGTTCACGAAGACGCGATGCAGAATTATCTTCAATTTGTAAAACAATACGCTGATGTTCGTTATAACGCAAACAAAATTGCCGATCAGTGGAAAATTTTAATGTTGTCTCTAAAACAACAATATCCAACGATCGAATCCAGATCAAAACCTAAAGCGATGTTTACGTATAGGACGACTACGTGATGGTAGTTTCAAAGACTCCGTTAAGAGTTAGTCTCCTAGGAGGAGGGTCGGATATTCCCCAATTCTATAACAAACATCCTGGGATGGTGATATCAACTTCCATCAATAAATATATTCAGATAGCGGCAAATTTCTGCCGAACAGACCATTGCAGAGTCGTATATTCTGAGATGGAAGTGGTCAATCATATTAATGGATTGAAACATAATCGTGTCAAAGAAGCGTTAAGACATTTCGGTATCTTCAGTAATATTGAAATCTGTAGTTTTTCGGATGTTCCAACTAAAGGGACTGGTCTTGGATCGTCTTCTACTTTCACAGTGGGTTTGTTGAATTCGCTTTACAATCTGAAGGTTTTAAGCTATAATAAGCGTGACCTTGCTGAATTGGCTTGCGATATTGAAATTGAAAAATGTCACGAACCGATTGGAAAACAGGACCAATATGCAGCAACGTATGGCGGATTTAACGTTATTAGATTTGATTCTTCTGGAGTTGAGGTTTCGCCCATCAACGTAGCTTCAAACGTTTTGTTTGAGCTGAACGAGAATCTTATGTGTTATAGCACAGGAATTAATCGCAAAACTTCGGATATTCTTTCGGAACAAGTGGATAATCTTGACAAAAATAGCTATATCGGTTATACAAAAGAAATGGTTGATATCGCCGAAGCGGGTCTTGGATATTTGCAAAAGAACAAAATTGACGATTTTGGTTCCCTTTTACACGATACGTGGCAAATGAAAAAGAAGTTAGCTTCTGCTATCACCAATGAACACATTGATATAATGTACGATACCGCAATAACCGCCGGTGCTCTCGGCGGAAAAATTCTAGGTGCTGGCGGAGGCGGCTATCTGCTTTTGTATGTCTCTAAAAAACAAAGAAGAAACGTTTCTCACGCTATGAGAGATTACAGACAATTTCATTTTAAATTTACAGACACGGGTAGTCACGCCACAACGATTTGAGGATGTAAACAATGGATTTTTTAGAATATAAGAAATTAATTAATCAGGGTCTCGATTCGGTTGATCCGAACAAATACGGCGAAGCATCTAGCCAGCTGGATTTATGTATGTTCTACAACAATACTATCTGTATTTTCGGCAACGGAGGTTCTGCTGCAATTGCGGATCACTTTGTCACTGATTTCGTTAAAGGCGTTAGACACGATACAAAGAAATTGACTAGCGCTATTTCTTTGTCTTCAAACGCGTCTCTCTTAACAGCCATAGCAAACGATTACGGTTATGATGAAATTTTCAGCAAACAAATCGAATATGAGAACACCGATCTTCTGGCTATAGCAGTTTCTTCTTCTGGAAATTCGCCGAATATTCTAAAAGCTCTAGAAACGACCATCAAACTTGGGATTCCTAGTATCGCTTTGGTTGGGTTTGATGGCGGGAAAGTTCTTAGGAATAACATGGCGGAAACCATTATCCACGTAGCAGTTGATAATTACGGAGTTGTTGAAGATTGTCATATGATGATTCTTCATTCTCTCGTACAAAACATCCGAACAGGCTATGCGAAAGATCCATCAGCAATTAGATTATAAATATAGTTGACTTACATCGGAAAATATAGTATGATAACACTATGATTAGGACAGCTAATAATATCGTTATGTTTCCCC